AAATGAATGTTATGCACAACCTCGCAGACGTTTGTGTTAACATAGCTAAGAATGAAGGGTTTGGTCTTTCTACTCTTATTTCATTGCTGGTTGGTAAGCCAATCATTGCTCTTAAGACCGGCGGCGAAACACGTCAGGTAGAAGATTATCGTAATGGTTATCAATACGGCGTTGCTATTGAACCAGCCAAGCGTTCATTAGTTGGTTCACAGATGGTTCCTTATATCTTTGAGGACTACTGCACAGAACGTCAGCTAGCAGATGCTTTTATGGAGATTTACAGTTGGACACCAGAGAAGAAGGCAGAGTTCCGTGAGAAAGCTGCTGAATATCTTGAGCATGAGTTCAAGTATGAAAATATGGTTCAACAATGGCATGAAACTATGTTAAAGTGTGTAGAAGACTTTAAGGCTAACAAGGAAGCTGGAACAAATAAGCGTTGGAAGCTAACAGGCATTAATCCAGCTCCTGCTAACAAGTTAATCAATATCAAGTGATAAGGGATATAGTAATGGCAAAGAAAACAGTTATACTTCGTGGTCCGGTATTAACCGAAAGTGGTTATGGCGTTCATGCTCGTCAGGTAGCTCGTTGGCTATTTGATTTGGCAGATAGAACTGGTAATATTGATGTTGTTACAGAGCCTCTTCCATGGGGCGCTACTCCTTGGCTTGTTGATGCATATGCTCATGATGGTCTTGTAGGTCGTCTTATTCAAGCTGCTGGCAAAAGAGACAAATATGATGTTTCTCTTCAACTACAGCTACCAAACGAATGGAATCCTTTCCTTGCAGACTTTAACGTTGGATTAACTGCTGGCGTTGAAGGCGATGTTTGCAATCCTGCATGGATTTCATCTATCAATCGTATGGACCTTGTAATCGTTCCATCAGAGTTTGTTAAAAACGTATTCGCAAATACTGGCGAAATAAAGACAAAGATGGTTGTTATTCCAGAAGCATTTATTGATGCTGTCGCCAAGCCAGAACTACCAACACTTGATTTGGAAGACATTAAAACAGAAACCAATTTCCTACTATTTGGTCAAGTTACTGGAAACAATCCAGAGAATGATCGTAAGAATCTTTTCTACAGCGTTAAATGGATTTGTGAGCAGTTCAAAGACAATCCAGATGTTGGCGTTGTAATAAAGACAAATACTGGTCGTCATACAGTTGTAGATCGTCTAAGAACTACAAATCTATTGGCACAACTTACCATGGAAGTCAAAAACGGAGCAGAGTTCCCAAAGATCTATCTACTTCATGGAGATATGAGCGATAATGAAGTAGCAGCTCTTTATCGTCATCCAAAGATTAAAGCTCTTGTAGCTCCAACAAGAGGTGAGGGTTTTGGTCTTCCTATTCTTGAAGCAGCAGCATCTGGTCTTCCAGTTATTGCTACCGGTTGGAGTGCTCACACAGAGTTCCTTGGCAAAGGCAAGTATGTAAAGCTTGACTACAGACTCGAGCAGATTCATCAAACCCGAGTAGATAATCAGATCTGGATGCCAAACGCCAAATGGGCAAACGTAAAGGAAGATGATTTCAAGCATCGCCTTAAGAAGTTTGTAGAAAGCCCACAGATGCCACAGCAATGGGCTAAGGAGCTGTCAGAAACTCTTAAGAAGGAATATTCTTTTGAGGCGGTTTCAGCTCAATACACAGAAGTTCTTAAGGACGTATTAGGATGACAATATTTTTTGGAATATTGAGTTTGATGCTCCTAATTTCACTAGGAGCATCAATATTTTATCTAATTCGTTTTGCACGGATTATTATGATTATTGAAGATGATTTTTCTGATGCTATTGAAGCATTAGAGGACACGGAAAAAACATTAGAAAAAATACTTGGAATGAGATTGTTCTTTGATAGCAAAGAAGTTCAATTGGTTGTTCAAGAAGCTATGTCAGAAGTCAAAAATAGTAAAATGTCCATAAATCGTGTTGCTCTTAAATTTGTTGATCGTAGTAAGCAGAAATATACAGTAATTGTTGAAGAAGAACCAGATATCCGTGAACTTCAAGAAAGAATCATGAGAGAACGTCTGCTCCGAGGAGATATGGTAGATGAAAATACGCAAGAAAACTTCCGTTGATATATCAGCAGACATAGAAGAGGTTAGCTCATTGTTAACGGTTGAAGTCCGTTCTGAATCTATTCCTCCTGTATTATATCCAGAAAAGAAAAAGGGTAGAAAAAAGATTAAGCGCAAGGGCGATCAACCAACGCTTGTCAATTATTTTACTGATAAAACACAAGAGCAGATTGTTGTTTATCAACAAGAAGCCGATACGGAAAAAAAGAAAAAGATTTATGTTAAGGAGATACTTCCTGCCTTTGATAGTCTTGTAGAAAATCTAATAAACGTTTACGGGTTTTCAGTAATGTATGAGAGCAAGCAAGACCTTAAGCACGAATGTCTCCAGTTCCTATATACTGCCGTTGATAAGTTTAATGCTGAAAAAGGAAGTAAAGCTTTCTCTTACTTTAACGTTGTAGCAAAGAACTGGCTTACCATTAAAAGTAAGCAAAATATGAAACGTGCTCAGAGCTACATTTCCATAGACGACCGTGACAATTTATCAAAAGAAGACCTTGAACAGATTGAAACACAACAGTATCATCCAGGTTTTGAAGAGCTTTATACTACAGTAAACACTCTAGAGCATTTGACAAAACTTGTTGGTGCCATAGAAGATAAGACTAAGACTGAGAATGAAAAAATGGTAGTTAATGCCATTAAGGTTCTTATCAGCAATCTTGAAGATGTTGACCTTTTAAGCAAGAGGGCGATATTACTCTATGTAAGGGAACTCACAACTTTAAGTTCAAAACAACTATCAATTGTATTGAGCTCTCTTAAGAGACATTATCGTGATGTTAAGAATGGTGACGAGTTCAGCATTTGATTAACATTATATTTATTCTATATATAAGTTAGAAAGTTTGATATATTTAGGGGTATATGGCAAAGAAAAAGACCCCTGTTTATCAACCTGCTGCCCCAACATTTGTGGCTCAAACTCCTCCAGATGAACCTGATGTTACTGGAATGGAAGTTGGCTTCCGTCGTCCTAATATAGACGACCTTGATGAAAAGATTAATAAACAGCTACACGACTTCTCTTCGCTTCTTAATCAGATATCCTCTGTAGAAGATAAGCAGAAGGCGCTCTGGAAGCAGATATATGAGAATGCGGTTCAAGACCGTAAGAATGCCTATATCATGTGGATAGACCTTTATGGATATGTTCATGCCAATCCTAATGAGCACGCTATTCATGGTCAGAACTTGTCTCGTTATATGGAACGTATGAGCAAGGCAAATGATCAAATTCTTAAGTTAACTGAGTTGGTTTCTAAGGCAAGTGAAGAGGATTTGGACGAAATGATGTCAGATGATGATATTTATGACCGTATCCAAAAAACTACCGGTCTTAAACAATGAACTTATCAAAACGTCAACAATTAATAGAAAAAGTTAAGAACAAAATTCGTCCTATTGTTTTAGAACAAATGGAAGAAGGTGGTCTTGGTGGGCATATGGCTCACTTACATGAAGACCAAGGATTAACTTTTGGTGAACTAAAAGCCATTTTTCATCAAGCAAGTAAAGGCAAGTTAGAGAGCGTTACGGAAAAGCTTGATGGTCAAAACATATTCTTTACTTTCAGCCCAACTGAAGGGTTAAGATTTGCTCGCAATACCGCCCACATTAAAACTAATGGCATCGGAGCAGATGAAATTGAAAGCCGTTGGGCGGATAAACCAGCGGTAGCGGCTGCATTTGGAAAAGCTTTCAAAGTGTTATCTGCTTCTATCGCTTCATTACCTCAAGCAGATAGACAACAAATATTCAATGATGGGAAGATTTGGTATTCAGCGGAGATTGTTGGCACATTAAATCCGAATGTTATCAACTACGATCAAGATGCTGTTGTATTTCACGAGAGTGGCGCTGTCTATGATGAAAATGGACAGCCGCTAAATGTTGACACAAGTGCAGCTTTTGCAAAACTTGTTAGTTCTGTTAATCGTATGCAAACTGCAATCAAAGATAGTGGCTGGAAAGTTCTTGGACCAGTTATGGTTCCATTACAAAAGCTTTCTAACAACGAGCCTCTAGAGGTCGCCGTTTCAGCTCTAAATGAAGTTATGAACAAGTATGGAATGTCAAATGACAATACACTTGCAGAAATGTTTGAAGAATATATTATCTCAGATAAACTGAAGGATATCGTTGCTGACGATGATACTAAATCATATATTGCAGAACTTGCTTCAGATTTTGACAACACAATAACAAGCAAGAAGCCGATATTGGCAGATTTGGTTAATGAAGGCTTAATTCAAAAAGAAGATTTGAAAAAGATTAGTTCTATTATTAAAGATGGTCTTGTTCTTTATACCGCATTTGTGGATCCGGTCAGAGAGATAGTTACAGAGTTTGCTGTTGACGTTTTAAAAGCGGTTCAAAGCTATCTCATAATAAATCCAAACGAAGAAATACAACGTTTACGTGACGAAGTTCAAAAAGCAATATCTACTATCCAACAAACCGGAACGGAACATTCTAATCAAGTATTAGAAAAAGAACTTGGCAGATTGCATAACTTAGATAACATTACAAGTTCCATGGAAGGCATAGTTTTCAAATATAACGGGAAGCTATATAAGCTTACAGGAGCTTTTGCTCCAGTTAATCAAATACTTGGAATAGCTAAATACGGAAGATAATATCTGTCCAACTCTATTCATTCTATAGATTTTGTTTTAGCTTATATCTATAGAGTATGAGATTAGGAACAAATATAGCCAGACTATTGACTGGTGGTGGAAGTCTAAATTTACGTAGCGAAGCTCTACGAGCAACAATGACTAATGCAGAAATGCCTACTTTACTGAAGGCAGTTGTTTTAGATGTTGTTACTGATGTGTCCGTTATTGATTATGACTATATCGATAGAATAAGTGCTATAGTAAACAATCCTGAGTTTGTGCCTTTGATGACTCCTAACTCTATTGTTGCAAGAATAGTTTCAAATAACGAAGGTACCAGCATTAACAATACAATGGTTTTCTTTCCATTGTTTTCTTCTCATTTCATGTTGCCTATCAGCCCAGGCGAACAAGTATATATTATATATGAAGATTTAGCAGGTACTGGAAATAAACTTGGATATTGGATTGACCGCATACCAGGTTTTTCAACATTTGAAGACCCCAATTATACTCACTATGATAGACGTTTTGATCCAACTGGAAATCCTTTAAACTATACAACAAAAGATTTAGCAAACAGGAAGACAGAAAGCTCTCCGGAAACGTTTCAAAATGGAGGCGGAACTCCACAAACATATACAATAAGAAACAACGAAGAAGAGAGAGAGAATACCGATAACTCATCAGACTCGGCAAATCCGAATAAACTGGGAAGCAATGGACCAGATAACAATGTTTATAACAACATATTTGACAAAGCTTTTGCCACTCCATTAATAACTCCCGAGCCGGTTCCTCGCTGGAAAAAACGACCACAAGAACTGGTTTTGCAAGGAACAAATAATGCTCTTATAGTAATAGGAGAGGATAGAAATGGTCCCATCTCTGGTGCATTAATTAATCCTCCAGTTGATATAACAAAACAAGGACGTGCGCCTCGTTATGCTGGTGCTATTGATCTTGTAGTTGGTAGAGGACGTTATTTCCCTGCGATTGGAGAGAATCCAAAAAATTCTGGAACAACAAATCCGCCGGGTGAACTTTCTACTGCGCCATTAATCGTAGATAATACACGTGGATTTCTAGAGACGGATAAGAATCCATTTAGAACCAGTAGAGAAAACATTGCTAATCCGAATGAGGGCAATCCAAGCCCGATATATGATGCTGCTCGTATATACGTGGTTCAACAAAGCCGAGTTGACGAAAATTATAAGTTAATACCGAGCGATAATGGTGGTATTGAATATCCAGATGGAACTATACCGAATGAGCAGCCGCCTGAGAATGGTTTTATTGGTAGAAGTTATGTTGTAGCGAAAGCTGACCATTTGCGTTTAATTGCCAGAAGAGAACCGCAAATTGGTGATGAAGAAAACATTGCCGGAACCGTTCTCATAATGCGAGAGGGAAATAAAAATACGTATACGCCTACTGACAGCGTAGATCCGGAAAGTGACCCAGATGGCAACTTGGCTTACATCTATATTGATAAGTTAGGTAGAATTCAAGTAGAAGCAAACAGAATATATCTTGGACAAGCTACCGGAGAAGCACAACCATATATCAGGTATGCAGCATATGAAAATACAATTAAAAAACTGCAAGGCGAGATAGATGATTTGAGACAATTCGTTAAAAATTTCCATGATACGGTTAAAAGTGGTTTCCAATCAGCATCTACCACTCCAACTGCTCCTTACTCACCAATAACAAGTTTGGTTGCTTCATACGCACAAATATCAACACAAACGGTTCCATCAGCGCCAAATGTAGAAATTGATAAAGCAAAGTCAAAGAAGGTTTTTGGAGAATAGTATGTCAAAGGCAAAATTAAAAGCAGCAATAAAGAATGCATTTGTAAAACAACAAAATCCAAGCTCAACTGATTCTGCTCTTGAAGGTGTTTCAAATGATATATCTGATGCAATATATGATTATGTTGTTGAAGAATTGGAGGAGTTAAAAAAGAAACTGTTGGATCCTGGGGCATTTACTTCTACGCCTGCCGAAACCTCTGGAGAGGGAACTGCTACTAATTCTATAACACCAGGAACTATAACAACTTATAAGCCTGGTATTTCATAGTTCTGTATATTTAAATCAGTATGGCAATACTATCTTTTAAAGATGTTGGAGTAATCTCCAATCAAAATAATCTTGCGGCAAATGCCGCAGATAATGTATTGCCAATTGGATTCAAGACTCCTTTAGAGACTGACGATGGTAGCTCTATATTTAAAATGCACTATAACTTAGCTGACCAGATAACTGATAATCTTAGAAACCTAATATTAACAAATCACGGAGAACGTTTGGCATTTTATGATTTTGGCGCAAACATCAGACCTTTGCTCACAGACTTTACAAATAAAGACAACTTTGATGCAGAGGCAATGGCTAGAATAAAGAAAGCTGCGACAAAATATATGCCTTTTGTTGAGCTAATCGGTTTTGAATCAAACATTGATCGTCTAGAAAACGTATATACCGGGATTATAAAAATATTAATAATTTATAAGTCACAATTGGCAAATATTGGAGAAACCGGTTTAGAGATAACATTATTTATAACCTGATATTATGGCAACAGATACAAAAAAACAAGTTCTTAAGCAAATGAGGCAGCGCCGATATCTTAATAAAGATTTTGACGGCTTACGCAATGATTTGTTAGATTATGCAAGAACTTACTTCCCAGACAGAATTCAAGATTTTTCTGAAGCCAGTTTGGGAGGTTTGTTGTTGGATTTAGCTGCTTATGTTGGTGACGTACAAAGCTTCTATCTAGATCATCAGTTCTTTGAAAATTTTCCAGAGAGCTCGATTGAAAACAATAACATAGAAAGACACTTGAGAAAAGCTGGAGTTCCAATCGTTGGGGCGGCCCCATCAGTTGTTTCTGTAACATTTTTTATAAGAGTACCATCTCTTCAGAATGGTACTGCTCCAGACGCAGACGCATTACCTATTATTAAAAAAGGTACGATCGTTCGTGCAGGCAACTCTACAGAATTTGAACTAATAGAAGACGTTGATTTTACAAAGAGAAAAGTTGATGGAAGCTTGCAAGCAACTGTCAATGTTGGTCTTACCAATCAAAATAATGTCCCGCAGAATTTCATTCTCACATTAGACGGACTATGCATCTCTGGCAAAACAACAATAGAAACGTTTACATTAGGCAGCTTCGTCCCATACAGATCAATCAGCCTTCAAAATCCTAATGTCACAGACATTGTTAATGTTGTTGACGGATTAGGTAACGTATACTATGAAGTTGATTATCTTACTCAAGACACCGTATATAAGGGAGTTAGCAACGTAGGATATGATTCTCAATCCGTATCTGAAAATATAGTGCCAGTTCCTGCTCCATATAGATTTATTAAAAACACTTCATTGCAAACCAGATTGACTAGCTTAATCTTTGGTGGCGGTTCAGCAGATAGTCTTAATGATGATGCCATTCCGGATCCAAGTGACTTTGCTTTGCCTTTGTATGGCAAAACTACATTCTCTAAATTCTCCATTAACCCAGGAAATCTATTGAGAACTTCTACTTTAGGTACTACAGCTCAAAACACCACCTTAAGCATAACCTATCGCTTTGGTGGCGGATTAGCAAATAACGTAGAAGCTGGTACGATTAATTTCATTACCAATCTAATAATGATTTTCCCAAATAATCCAAATTCTTCTGTTAGTGCTTTCGTTAGAAACTCAACAGATGTAACCAATAGATATTCTGCTTCTGGAGGCGATGAAGCTCCAACAACAGAGGAACTGAAAGCAAAGATACCTGCTTATACAGCAACTCAAAATCGTATCGTTACAAAAGAAGATCTTATTGCGAGAGTATATACTTTGCCATCAAACTTTGGACGTGTATTCAGAGCCGCAATTCGTTCAAATCCAAACAATCCATTGGCATCTCAATTGTTTGTCATATGCAGAAATTCTCAAAATCAACTAGCTTATGCTTCTGATACCTTGAAGAAAAACTTGTCCACTTATCTTAATGAATACCGACTAATATCTGACGCAATTGACATCTTAGATGTAAAAGTAATTAATATTAACGTTAAATTTTCAATTGTTGTTGACCCTACTCAAAATAAAGAACTCGTATTACGTAACGTTTTGAACAACGTTAAAAACTATTTCAGTATAAATAATTTTGACATTGAACAGCCGTTAATACATAACGATATTCAGAACATTATTTTCAATACTCTTGGAGTAACTTCTGTTGTTGGGTTAGAAATAGGAAATGTATACAATACCGTTAACAATAGAGTTTATTCAAGTCAGGTATATGACATAAAAGGAAATACATATAGAGGAATTGTGTTTGGTCCACCAGGTTCTATGTTTGAACTCAGATATCCGGATTACGACATAACAGGAACAGCAGTATAAGGTTAACTTATGTATAGAATATTAACAGCAAGCAAAGACACATATATAACTAACAAATATATTGCTGGTCAACGTTGTATAACATCTAACGTGGGTCAAGCAGCTACTCTTGATCTATTCAAACTTTATGATGAAACTACTGTATTAAGTGGTACAACTGTAATTTCTGGAGTCTTAGAACTAACAAGGTTTTTACTTCAGTTTGATTACGAACTATTACAACAAACAACTGCTTCATTTCTTAATATTGATGACCCAAGCTTCAAAGCATACGTCTCTCTCAAAGACGTATACGGCGGTCAAACTACCCCTTCAAACTTTTCTATAAGGCTTATACCGCTTGCTCAAGATTGGGATGAAGGCAGGGGTCTAGACGTTGTAGCATTTCGTGATTTAGATACAGCAAACTTTCTTACTGCTTCCGTAGTAACAGGAACTCCAAATGTATGGTTCTTATCCGGGGCAGCAGAGAGCGGGTCGATCGGCGATTCAAATATTGATATAATAGTTTCTGGTAATCTCGGTGCTGGATTGCAAGATTTAACAGTCACTCAGCAGTTTGCTCGTGGTGATGAAAATCTTTATATGGATGTTACTACTCTTGTTAGTTCAGCCATGGCAGGTGATTTACCAAATTATGGCTGGAGATTGTCTTTCATTGATGCCCAAGAAGAAGACAATGTAACACGTTTCGTTAAGAGATTTGGTTCACGACACGCTAACAATGCAGACCTTCATCCACAGCTTATAATCAAATATAATGATCAGATAAGAGATGATATGGGAAATACTCTATTTAATGTTTCCCAAAGTTTATTTACATTTAATCGTGTTAATGGTGGATATCAAAATTATTTCTCTGGTAGTACAGAGATAACCGGCTCAGATAGCTTGTTATTAAATCTATATGGCGAGAAGTATCTCACATATTATACTTCCAGCTTCTCTCTTTCTCATAGCGCCAGCATTAATCATTTAACCCGTAGTCTTTATTCTATAACTCAGAGTTTTTCTGGTAGTCAGTATCTAATTGGTAGCGTTCCACAACCAGGTATTTACTACGCAGATGTTAACTTGAATACGGTAGAAAATACCGTGCTTAAAGACTTCCTAACCGGCTCCACTTCTCAGGAGTTTACCTACGCCTGGACCAGCTTAGATGGCACGCTCACGTATGCTTCTGGCAAGACCCTCTACAAGCTCCCACAAGGCTCTATAAGCAACGTAGAAGAGAAGAACTGGGTAGTCAACATAACCAACCTTAAACAAGAGTATAAGGGCTCTGAGCAGGCAAGATTGCGTATCTTTGCATTAGATTACAACACAGAGCAATCTGCCAGCAGATTACCATTGCAACCAAAGAGCGTTGTTTTGGAAAATCTAAAATGGAGATTGATTAACGCTTATTCTCGTAAGGTTATTGTCCCATTTGATGATGTGGCAACAGTTTGTTCATATGACGCCGAGGGAATGTATTTTGACCTCTGGATGCAGGATTTTGCCAAGGGCGAAGTTTATGAACTTGAATTGATGATTACTTATGGTGGTAAGGATTACTTCATTAGTAATAACGGATTCCGATTCAAGGTGATGCCATAATGCCTATTGATAATACAAATAGCTTAACAAGAGGAACACCGGGTTTATTCACTCCAACGGTCGTTAGATCATTAGAAGAGCCCAGTAATGAATCTATTAGTTTGAGTTTATCAACTCCAGCAATATCAATAGAAAGCTCTATTGATAACACGTCGTCTTTTAAATACAACTTGCCAAATACTGGGTTGCGTTCAACTCAGCAATTAAAAGTTGATTGGTCAGACTTTTCAAATCACACCTTTTTCAATTCGGCACAAGTAAAAGTTAACGTTGCTTTTGATAAAATATTAAACGGATATCCGTTTGATGGAAATCAAGGCTCAACAGAAACGTTCTTAGACTCTTTAACAGGTTTTGAAAAATATATTTACGACAGATATCCAAAGTCTCAAAACTATTTGTTTTTGTCTGGTACTAATAGCGGATATGAAGCTGCTGGAGGTACATATATTACCATCGTGGACAAAGCAGGTGCTGCTTATACAGATATGTCCACAAATACAAGCGGGAAATCGGTTATTAATCCAAAACTCAATCCAATGACATTTGAATACTGGATTAATATACCAGCGATGGCTAATGATAATCAAGTTATATTAGATAAACATACCGGTTCATTAGGATTTGCTATTGTGCTTAATTCAACAGCACTTACCACTTATGCAACCAGTTCCATATACATCGTTTCTGCTTCTTCCGTTGAAACTACACAGGTCATATTTCCAAAAAATCAATGGAACCATATTGCCTGGGCATGGAATAGAACACCAGGATATAACGGAATAACAACTTATCTAAACGGAAAACCATATGGTACCAGTTCTATACCGGTAGAGTTTGATATCATCGATGTTGTTAGCAATATGTATATTGGTTCTGGCAGTTCCATTGCTGGATTTACCCCGACTAATACTTTGTCTGGCGCATTGGATGAATTACGAATCTGGCATTCGGTACGTACTGCAAATGAAATATATCAAAATTATCAAAAGTCTGTATTTGCAAATCCGAACTTGAAAGCTTATTATAAGTTTAATGAGCCTTCTGGCAGTATGTCACAAGTTACTATTGATGCATCTTCTAATAGCTTGCATGGAAACTTAAATTATTACGCATACTCAATATTGAATGTACGCAATATATTAACTGCAACATTGTGGTCCGGAAATAGTCCTGTAATATATGAGAATATTAATTTTTGCCCAAATCTATTTCCAAATCATCCAGACGTTGTAACTTATAGAACTAGCTTCTATAATAGTGCCAGCATATATGACTATGAAAATCCGAATCTTATAACTAAGATAATCCCAAAGCATTATCTGTATGAGGGACAAGTTCAAGATTCTTTAGAGACTGAAGAGGGAGCAATTGTTAACTCCTTGACTTCTGGTACTGATCCACGATCTACTAGATTAGGCGGCACACAAACACTTCTTCTATTGTTGTATACGTGGGCTAAGTTCTTTGATGAAATGAAGCTATACACGCAGGCTTTTTCTGACATTAATTTCGTTGATTATAATGAAACTGATACCGTGCCAGATCAGTTTTTACAGAAACTAGCTGAGAGTCAAGGACTTGATTTGCCACCTCTTTGGACCGGCGCTTCAATTGATCAGTTTATTAATGCACAAAACTACGGCGACACTCCAGATTCAAACAACGTTTCTTTGCAATTTGTTCAAAATCAAATATGGAGACGCATATTAATAAATCTTCGTGATATTGTAACTGCCAAAGGAACGGTATATGCCGTAAAAGCTTTCATCAGAGCAATCGGCATTGACCCAGACAACAACTTTAGAATTAGAGAATACGGCGGTCCTACTAGTCAAAATCTCGGATTCGTAAGAGATAAAAGAAACGAAGTATCAAGCATATTAACTTTTATTTCCGGTGGTTTGCTTCAGAGTCCATTCTTATCTGGCAGCAGAGTTGAGCCAGGATATCCAGAGATGGCAGGCACTTCAAATGATGGACTTTTCACTTCAGGCTCTTGGACATATGAAGCTACCTACAAGCATCCATTGAACAGAGTCTATTCGTCCAATGAAAGCTTAGTTCGTTTCATGGCTACTGGCAGTAGTTTTACTTCTAGTGGTGCTCTTGTGGCAAACTTAATAGCATATTCTGGAAGCTATTCCTATCCGGTTTCAACTACCAGTTCTTTGACCTTGTATGTTCGTCCTAACTCAAATGTCAGTTCACCATACATCGCTCTTTACCTTTCTGGCGTGGACATATTTGATGGCGACAAATGGTATATATCATTTGGCAAAAGACGAAATGATGATGACTTAGATTCTGCAATATCTAGTTCATATTTCTTACGTGTCGCAAAAAATATTAATGGAGACATATATTCATTAACGACTACCAGTTCTTGGTTTAATGATTATGCTGGTGGCGGTATTAACGTATGGAACCAAAAATCTGCTACCCTAAACAGCAGCGGCTCTTACTTTGTAATTGGTTCTGGCTCTATTGATACTAGCGTGACTAGCTTCTTAAACGATTCATCTGTGGCACCAAGTAAAGCCAGAGAAACGAAGTTTAACGGAGACGTGTCATATGTCAGATTTTGGAGCAAATACTTGAATGATGATGAGTTCTTAGAGCATATAAGAAACGTTAAATCTTTGGGCGTCCAAGACCCACTTACAAATTTTAATTTCGTTACTTATAAGAGCAGTTCATGGGAGCGTTTGCGTATTGATGCCAATACTGATCAAATTGTTACCCAATCAAATACTTTGGGAAATCTAGATATATTTGATTTCTCTCAAAACAACTTGCACTTATCTGCAACTCAGTTCCCGACCAGTAGTCAAATTATCAATCCGGAACGTTACTATTACAGCTACATATCTCCAAAGATTGATGAAGCTAGCACGACCAATAAAATACGTATACGTTCTTTTGAGCAATTTGAAAATGTTCAACAAACACCTTGGGCACAAGTTACTCCAGTATTTGAGATTCCAAGGTTTGAAGAACCAACAGATAGCACCAAATTTACAATTGATTTCAGTATTGTAGATGCACTAAATCAAGACATTATATCAATATTTTCAACATTAGATGATTTAGACAATATATTAGGAAATCCGGAACTAGTTTTTTCACCGGATTACCCTGGATTAGAAAATCTAAGAAACGTTTACTTCAATCGTTTAACAGATAAAATTAACTTGAAAAACTTCTTTGACTTCTTCCAATGGTTTGATACAAATATTGGTACATTCGTTGCTCAATTGATTCCAAAAAAGACTAAGTTTTATGGCACCAATTTCGTTATTGAAAGCCATATGATTGAGCGACCAAAGTTCCAATATCTTTTTGAAGAAATATATCTTGGCGATAGTAGTCGCAGTTCGTTGAGAGATACGATACTTCTTCAGTTATTTGTTGCCAAATTTGTAAGATACTAGTTTTTCAACAATAACATATCTATAATAGAATATGTCAAATTTAGATTTCAAATCTCAAAGAGTCAACTATAACCAAGAACCATCAAGCCGCTCAGAATACGATGATGGTACATTTGGTTTGGAATTTTTTGCTTTTAATGACACTAAAGATAAAGGTCAAAGCCTCGCCGCAGCAATTTATAACCAGTCTGGTTCCGGAATGGACACGTCCGGAATTGATGATGTTCGGCAAGGCGTAGAAATAAGAACGTTAAAGCACGTTTTCGGAAGCAATCAGCCAAAAATATGGTCAGGAAATATACATCATTTTACCCGTGTAACCACCTATGGACAATTTCGTTCATGGACTGAATACCAGAATGATATATCGTATTACGATAACGTTATTCCATTTAATCCAATCTTATATATAAAGTCACAAAACAATGGGGTGGATACGTATCCTTACCCAATATATTTCAATGATGGACCACAACAAAGTGAAGAAGTTGGTGTTGAACCATTAACACATCCATTCAGATTAGCTAGCTCGGTTATTGAAGGCGCATTCCCGGCTCATAGACCAAAAGGAAATATTGAAGATGGCAATCCAACTCAAGCAATTCCTCAATCAAACAACAGAATACTTCAGTTTATTGAATATGCAGCTCCACTAACTGCCGATCCATTTCTTGATGCAGGTCAACAATATATTGGTGATGGACCTATTGAAGATGACATTATAATTGATGGTTATGTTCTATTTACACAACGTCTTGGAGATCCATTTGACGATACCGAAGATGAAGAAATAGTAAAGCAATTAGAAATAAATGTAGCAACTAGCGGCAGCTTAGATTTCTTAATGGCACTTAAACAATTGCACGTTGAATTAGACGATGATATTAGAGAAACTTATACTCAAAAATCAGCAACAGCAGGCTATACTGTATATGGACCAGAACAAACTCGTTATGGAACAGATAGTGTTGCTTTCGTCGGATGGTTGAGAGGTAGTTGATATGAGCAGACAAGAAAAAAGATCCAGAATAAGAATGTTGCCTCCTAGAGTTCAACTTCAACAAATGGATGCACTTACCGGTTCATACCCGACTAATGTTAGATTTTCAATTGATGGGAGAACAGGCAACTATCCCATTGGTTTTAATGACATATATACAATCCCATTCCTATCTTCAAAAAAATATATACCAGCAGTAGGATTTACAGAAAATAATATTTGGTTAGCCAATAGCCAATCAAATGATCTTACTTCGAGCATTGTTACTACCGGTAGTGTCCGTTCTCAAATCATTGAGGGATTACCATTTTTTCATTTTACTCCTGGGCAAGATTTGACACCGTTCCGAGACAACGAACAGCCGAGCGCAGATGGCAAATCAGAAAACAATTCTTTCTTTGCAACTGGAAGTGCCATATCAGAAGTTGGCGAAGGATTTAGCAGTCCACTTTGGAGTAAAGATAAAATAGAAATTGATTTGTCTGTCAATTCCCCACAAATATTGAATATTGATCTATTAAATGATGAAAATTCTCAACAAATGTCTTATTTCAACTTTGCAAATAAAACATGGGAGGCTTTGAGCGACATATCTTTAACTGATTCAAATATTCGTAGTGGTTCATTATCAAATTTACAAGGCAAAAATATAACAATCGGTTTTGCTCCGTCTTTAGGTGTACCAAGAGTTTATGTTCCGGCAGCCATGGGAGATTTTGTACACGGCTATTATTTCATGAAAACCGCAGGTACTCAGATAAGCAACTTTGGTTTTCCTCTCAATTCAAGATATTATGCAACTAGTTCTCAGCAATATAGCATTTCAAACAATATTCAGCATCCGTTTTTATTAGAGAAAGTTGTTTTGATTATTAGTATGAGTTCCGTTTCTACTCCAATTTACACAAATGCAATTAATGACGGTTTTGTTGCTGCGCCTTTAGCAAACGGACCATATACGGCGGCGGGCTATTCAGAAAAAACAATAATACCGTTTATGACCAATAACTTTTTCATATTGCATCAACGTGAAAATGCAGGTAACTTAAGAATGTTTTCTGATTTGGCTGACACAACTGGAACGAGCATTATTCCAAGTAACGGTATAACTTCCGAAAGAAATTTAATAACAAATTTAAGAATTACTTCTGTAAATAAGCCAGGAAATTTGGATTGGAATACTGGCGGCGTTCCTTTGGATGGAGGATATGAACCAACAATTGGTGGCGGTGCGGAAGTAGATTTGCAAACGTATCTTTCAGAACACAACTATGTACATATTGATCCATCTGGTGGGTCTTGTGAGATCAACCCAGCTCAACAGTTGGTTGTTAGTGGCGCCGTGAAGCTTTCAAAGTTATTAAGAAACTCATATGTAATTGAGGGAGTTTCACGATCATTTCCTGGAATTTCTGTAATGTCTCAAAGTCCAACAGACGTTAACAAAGTCCGGACGTTATCAAGCGGATTAACAGTAAGTGTAGGAAATCCGGTGAGTATTGGGTTTAAAAGCAACGTTGAAGCAGGCGGCAGGAATGGACTTGGATTCAATAGAATTTCCAACAGAGATTTTATATCCCCTGCAAGCGTTGACACGGCAGAAAATATTAGATTTGCTCCTAATGGAACCGGAACAACTGATGGACAATCAGTTACTTTAAATAATTACGTTGGCTACTTGTCCGATACCGAACAAGTCAATCCATATATAATAATGCCAGGGGATAAATTGGTTTTTGGTTGGCAATTACCAGCGCCTTTTGGAAACATTCATAATCAATCTGGCGGGTATTTGGATTTGGCAGTAAAAACAACAATATGTCCTGGTATGAAAGTTATCCTTTATGGGAGTTACATAAGAGCAGGTCGTGAACATAATGACGGAACAAATCAACTTCTATCTTCTGATAGCGTACATGAGGTAATAGAATAATATGCCAATTTTTGATCAATATGAAGTTGAACCAGCATCAGCATATAGCGGAAGTTATGCTGCAAATTATGTCGTTTATATAACTAGCTCAATAGGTTCAGACGGACAATTAATCAATCAAAAGTTTTCAACTAATAAGAGAGTTGTTGCTATTGACAAAGTCTCCGGAATTAAAGATTACTTTGATAACGTTATCTGGAACTATGAAACATATCTCAATATATTCTTTAACAAAGGACAGCCAGGCAGAATAAATCGTAATTTGAATTGTTATTCAAGTGAAACGTTTTTAGATTCAATCGCCCCAGATCCTACGGCTATTCATGAAATTAATGGGGGAAAAGTATCTGGATATTTAGGTCAGCCTTTGTTATTATTGACATATGGAGAAAATCTTACTTCTTCTACAGACGGACAAACAGTTACTGATAATTTATGGTATCAAAATTATCCTTTTCAGTCCACTTATAAGAATGTAAAAAAGCTTTTTACTCCAACGAAATATGCGAGCAATATAAGTTACGCATTGTCTACTCATTGGGGGCCTACAATACCAAAGACAGATGCGGAATGGAGAGCTAGTACAATAGCTCCTGTAAAATTAAATTCGGACAACTTCTTGATTGGATGGCTTGCCACTAGTGCTTCCTATCCATATTCACATTTCACAGACACGACAACTGTTTTATCTGAGAGCAGAATAACAAACAACAATTTATTAATTCATTTGGGAGGCAGAAGAAGAGTTAGTCCAGCGATAACGTTCCCAGGTTCAATAAGTCAATATGTTTATGATAACGACATATTAGATGATTATTTTGGATTTGGCAATGTTACGTCATATAAAAATGTTGGATTTGATTTGAAATATGAATATGGTGCCACAAGCAGTCCTATCGTTACTGGCTCCAATAATTCCTCATGTTTAAACTTTGTATATTCAAATACGGTAAGAGGCTTTAAATACGGACTATATTCCGCAAATCAAGTTAACACCAAATGTACTTTTAGACTCGGCAGATACGGACAAAATAGAGATATGTTAGAGGGTCGCACGACCGTAGCTAGTCTTATAAAATCTCAAATTAATCCTTATACGAATGAACAAATGCCTAGAACGCTATTTTATCCTTTGCAGATCTCATTTGTGTCAGGTACAACAATATATAATCAATCTAAAGATTATGTAACTGCAACAAATCCAAGCTACAATCCATATGATAGTGGTATTTATGACATATACTATCGTAGTGGAAAACCATTCTTTGATAGAGATAACGAGGATTAATCTATGGCTGGTTTGTTAGATCAAAAAACACGTATACTCGATACATTAATAACAAATCAAGGCAGAAGCCAAGCAGCTTCCGGCAAGATGAAAATAGAATACGTATCATTTAGCGATGCGGGCGCCATATATGCCCTAGATACACTAGTGTCTGGTGGCTTAGACTTTACTTCACGTATAACGTTTGAAGCCGGTAATCTGCCACAGGACCAGATTGTATATGAAGTAGATGATTCTGGCAAGCTACTAGGAAACTTTATAAGCGGTGAAACAAACTATACGGTAACTGCTGGTCAAATATATTTAAGTGGTTCTGATGGAATCAACAATACGATAGCTACCGGCTCCCAATTCAGTTCCTTGTCTGATATATTAACAAGAGCTTCATTAGATAACTTTAAAAGATTATCTATATTGTCTAGCCCAGACCCTATATTTGAAAACTATAATGAATTCAACGTATATCCGCAGAGTGTATCTTACGATTTAACTCCCACAAAACCAATACCGAAAAACTCAATACAGAATATTAATATTGACAAAGTTGAAAGCCTGTTTTACGACAAGAGACTTTCTCATATTCCAAACTTTAAATTTTTACCGCCAATCAATAAGCCGTTACCAGGACGTGTTAATGCAACCCCAATTGGCGATTACACCAATGTCAATCAAAAGCCAATATTGCAATATTCAGATTTGGCTGTTGAATTAGATGAATTAGAAAAAAATGGCTATAAGAAAGATGTTCAATTTATTGAAACAAGCAGAGACAACAATCTCCTATGTCAATTTTTTGAAATGTACGATAACCAAGTTGTAAAGTTAGATGTTATAGATTTTGGCACATTTCCTGCCGATGAAAATGGTAAAGTCAAGCACGTATTTTTCGTAGGGAAAGTATTTACTGATGGGTACAATGTAAGCACATATGTAAATCTATTTGTTTTAGTGTTTGAACAATGATATGAGTTGAGTAACCGAAATGACAATATTCAATATTAAACTAAATCAACCATCAAAAATAATATCATTGCCTAATGTCTATGCGACGTTAGAAGATATTGTTGGCGGATTTTACAAATATAGAATCACATATGTAGTAGATCCTGTAGCTGTCGTTAGAGAAAAAGCTTACATAGTAAACATACACGTCTCAGATCAGCTTAATAACGACACAAACAACCCCAACTTAGTAAAAAATAATAATCCAAAAGATATTATTCTCAATTTGAGAAAAATGGGTGGACTTTATAAAAGTGCTGGATTGGTAACTCCCAAATATTTGGTGAGTATTAAAAGCGATATTACTTCAAGATTGCCAAACAATCAATTGCCGACATTAAACACGACGAATGTTCTCGTAAATAAAACGCCTTTAAAAACGATTACACAACTGTCAACAAAGTCTGTTTCAACGTTAAATGAACAAAGCCAAACCAATCCTGTAATGACTGTAAGTCTCAATAAGCCAAAGTCAGTAGACAATGGCTTAACAAATCAAACAGTTGTTAACAATAAAGTTAAAAGACAAATGACAGATTTGTTGTTTGAAGGCAGAATTGATCCAGCTAGTTTAACAACTGGAAAAACAAATAGTATATCTCATTCAAGTAAAACATATTCTGGAACCATTCCAAGTGCTCCATACACACAAAAATCTGCCATTAAAAATGACATCAGGGCAATGAACATTGTTGCCTCTCAGCTAAACTCTGCTACAAAGCAAAAAATATATTCTCAGTCACAACTTTCGCCTCAAGCTACGATGACAATCGTAGAAAAAATTCCAGTCAATCTGCTTACAATAAGCGAAATCGTCAATATTCCAATTGGCTCTTTAGGCAAAAGAGATTTCAATATAATATTTGAGCTTAATAATGGAGAAGGTCAACTAATACAGACCGAAAAGAGATTTGTCGCTCACGGTTCAAACATATCAAATATCATCCCGACAAAAGAGCCAACAGTCAAATCCGTCCCTATCAACGTCCCCGGTCGTGCTTTGTTTGAGATTACTCAGGAAGACTCAAACTCTAAGGGAATTTACATATATAGAAGAGAAATAAATCCAAACAATCAGTTGTCAAAATCCAGTTATAAGTTAATTGGAAAGGTACCTTTGCTTAAAGGTGCAAAGGCTTTTTATGAAGATAAGATCAAAACAATCAATAATGCAATATATCGTTTTGTTCCTTATGTCACAGATGAAATGCCTGGCTCTATATTCACATCAGCAGCAGTACGATTCTATAGAAGCGGAATAATAAAGAAAGAGAAATATTATCGTCGTCAAAACTCAGGTGTACTTTTCTACAATATATTGGATACGTATATTGAAATTTTACTTTCTCAATATTCAATAAACGCAATAGAAGCCAAGATATACAGAAGAAACGTTACCAATCATCAGAAAGAATATGATTTGGTTGGGATATCTACGTTACGCAACAACTCTGATACGCCAATTTCTTTCAAAGATTACAATGTAAAAAACAATTATATGTATGAGTACAAGGCTGTACTGATATATCCGGATGGAAGCAAACAAACAGCGCCAAATACAATTGTTGTTCGTTACAGCCCGATTCAACAAAACATTGCAGTTACTAAAATTAGCAACCTTAACATAACAACCTATGAAGGCTTGCAAGATGTTACGTTTAATATTGAATACAGCCTTTCAGAAAAAGATTTTGAGCTAATCAAGAAGCTGTTTAAAGAACAAAATCTTGTATCTGAGTATCAAAGAAACATAATAGAAAACAAAGACAAGCTGAAAACGCTATTGGCTTATAAAATTGTTAGATTCAATCTGACAACTGGAGACATAGAAGACTTTGGCGTCATAACTTCTACAAGTTTTAGCGACAGACAATTTGGTCTTTCACGTAGCGTTAAAAATCTAGATTCGGCTTCTGAATACGTGTATAAAGTCATAACGTATATACGTAGTCCTGAAACCTTAATGCCTAAACTAACAAGAACAGTTGCTACAACTGTTGAAGGCAAACTAGCAAACTATACTCTTAACCCTTATAAGTGGTTACAGCCAGTAACGTTAACAGAAGGCAATATTGTTACCGATAGAACATTATTAACAAATCACGCAAAGCAACCATTAATACAGGGAAATGTTGTTGACGTTCAAAATATTCCAATTAATTTGTCAAAAATATTGCCTGTTTTATCTAATGCGAATGCTACACAGGTTCAAGAACGTTCTATACTTATTGAATGGAAAGTTGATGGAGACTTGGAAAAAATAGATCATTTCGTAATAAAACTAGAAATGACGAACTTAACAACAATCGTAGGAACAGTACATAACATATCAAGTAATAACACTTTCAAATTCCTTGATTTACTTACTGATGGTGAAAGTGGTTCATTAAGTTATAATATAGTTCCGATGTATTATGATTACACACAAGGCGCTCCTATAAAGACAAATACGATAGTTATATAACATGGCAAAAATAAAGAGCACAACAGGAACATCAGTATTTGGATTAAGTGTTAGAGGTTCTACTTCTAAATCAGGTGGAATTACCACCCAATCAACGCCGAGCTCTGGAACACCAGGATTTAGTGGCGGTCCATCTACGTATATCACGACAAAAACGGCAGCATTGTCATCAAACGTTGCAGGTACTACAGGACTAGGAACAACTCTTTTAAACACCGTCCTACGCTCTACAACGCTGCCTCTTAAATTGCCTGCCATGGCTTTTAAAAGACTTTCAGATTCGGTCTATAAGAACCTAGATTTTGTCTACAAGGGAGACTTGGTTAACTACGCTAAAACAACGATACAAAATTCTGAGTTTAGACCAGTATCAGATTCCGGTGTTCATGAGTTTCGTCCGGAAATATTATCAGTTTTGGATTTTCAACCTATATGGCAACCGGGTGCGGTTACATTACAACAAGATGTTGTTATAAGAAGAAATTCGGACGTTGGCGATATGATCAACTTCCAATTCCAAACGAAGCAGCTTAGACAAGAAACATTATTGGGGCTTATTAAAAACATTAAAGATGCGGCATCTAATGGCAAAGATCCATTTGTTGATATTAGAAATGAATATTTGTCTCAAATGCGTAACGTACAACAGACCTTGAATTATGTTGATAGCGTTATTGACAATATTAACTTGATTAAAAACTCTCTTGAAATCAAGAAGATTCCCGCAGAATCATATCAAGTGTTAGAAAACAGCGTAAACACAAAGATATCTCCAATAAGCGACTATTTCGCTTCAAGAATGCAATATAGAAAAGAACAATACGATGCATTTTCTGAAACAAAACTAATGCTTCAATTTTTCTTTGATCTTCAGAATATGCTCGAGAATTATTCGGCAGGGTTGCTATCGTTAATAGATAATGATAGAAAATTTGATTACAGCCCGACCGTTTTGGATAAGACCTATACGTTACAGAATGCATTTACTTTTAGCATTAAAAACTTCAGTTCTACAACTGGACCAATAAATGCAAACTCAAAAGACTTCTTCAACAAGTTTATAAATTCTTTACCGGCGGAACCTGATCAAAGAATAATATTATTAACCTACTTGTTAGCCAAAGAATATTTGATCTCAAACGGCTTGGGTGACTCAACAAATCTTAATCTTTTAAGTAGCGTTGGAGTTAATCCAGACAATGCATCAAGTATATTTTCAAGCATTATTGGAGACGTTGGAAATACAATATTTGAACTACCAAAATCTCCAACAAACAACTCATTAGCATCCTTAATGTTTATTGATTCTGGGGATCCTAATGCCAAAGTATTAGCTTTTGAAAACAAATATATTGATTCAGATGATCAAAAGACTTTGTACGTACCGGGGTCTTCATATTTTACAGATTCAATCATTACTTCAAACGGCAAAGCATGGAATACAAAACCATATACAGACTATGCAAACCGTTTCAATTCTGTTGTTTTAAACAATAGAACATTGCTTGAGAATCTGCTGAAGTTTAATGTATACGATAGAAGCGGAAACACAGAAGGTAGCTCAGGCGGTACAACAAAAACACAGCCATCAAATATAACTCCAGCTCAACTGAATCAAAAGTTTATAAAAACCATCTATTCCTCATTTGATAAATTGACTTCAGATGAAGAAAGTATATTGGCAACTATAGGTAGCTTATCAACAAACTACGCAGAGAAAATAGTATTAGAACAACAACAAAGAAGTGTAAGAGATGCTTTGGAGAGCGAGACTGATCCTGTACGATCAGCGGCACTCAACAGAATCAATACTCGCATCAATAATAGATTGTCCGATATTAATGTCCCAGAAATAAGTAACGACGTTCAAGTATCTACCGATCAAGCACTATTAATGGCTATATTCAATTTGGCTTCTTCTGGATATCCAGAACTCAAACTTCATTTGTTTCAATTGTGTATATTGGCAGGGCTAGCTAGAAATAAAGATTTGAATGCTACAAATATATTTACATTGCTAGCCAACACCGAAATAAAGAACTCAAAAGATATATCAGAGTTGTTGACTCTTTCAAATATTCCAACAGCCAATGGAGATTTGTTATCTACGATAATATCATCATACACAAGAAACGTTTCTCGTGAGATCACCACTATTCTTAACAATATATTGACAGATAGTGGACGAAGACCTCCGGGCTCAAAAGAGTTGCAGTTCTACGTTGAAACTGGAGATATATCAAATGTATTGACTAGATGTGCTATAGGGCAAGGACCATCTGGGAATACTAATATGATTTCTTATTTCTGCAATCTAGCAGAAACGATATTTGATTCTGCAAAGATTAATGGCATCAATGTACATCTATTAAATGACGGCACAAATAGAACACGATATAATCGTTTGAGTCTTACCACTCAGTTGCTTTTTATATTTGAGATACTATCTCAATATGCTTTGAAGTATTCATCAGTTCGCTTTGGCAGTATACGTCGTATTGAACTACCTGCTGGAATAGTAGAGCCGGTGGCGGGCGCAGAATCTATTGGAGCTGCTACCGGTATTATTTCTATCAATCTTAATGTCAACACAAATAATTTGATCCAAGAGGCATTTGAAAATATTATTAATCCAATACCGGACTCAGATAAACCAAGCCAAAGAGAACAGAACGAATATTATTCTTCTTTAGAGAACAATCAGCTAAGAATAATAAATGAGAGCAACGGCGTCAGAGATGCAATTGGCATTTTAAGAATAATCAATGACAATTTGCAAAACGCTTCTTCAAAGATACAGAACTTCTTTAATCAAACAGATTTGCAGGTATTCTTAGCTAATAGCCCAGTAAGCAACTTGAATCTATTGCAAAACTTTTCTCAGTTGCGTCTTTCAAGTTATCTTTTTGAAGATATCAAAGAAAGAACTTCTGTAACGGATAGTCTCGTATCAAATACCGGTGGTCCTGGATCACCAGTTACAAATGTAAACGAAAAAGAGTTGATTGTTTCTAATGCCATTATACCTTCAGAATACAATAGCTTAGTTTCATTCTTGACTTCAGCATCAAAATATTTAGAAGCAATACCAAGCATAAACAATCCGTCTTCTTTAATCAAAAGAAACAACAAGATAATAACCGTAGGAATTCCTGCTGGCTTTTCTCGTCAATTGACAGATCGTGTGAACATATCAGATATATCAAAACAAGGTTTGCAAGATAAGCAATCTGATGTTGTGGTAGTGAATGTTTACCCAGGAGATTTAAGATTTGGCGAATTGATATTGGCACCACTTAAATACACTTTTGACTTGAGTCTTTTTATAACCAAAAAAGATATGTTGGATCTTAATGCTGTTAATGGAGAAAATTATGATGATTTAATTGCTCGCATTAAATTGACCGATATGGAAGATCCTTTTAACGTAAAGAAGCTTGGTATAACTGAGATGTTACAAGACCAGAAATACAGTTTCTTAAACAACAACCAAAAGGGGGAAATAATACGAAATCATTTGAACAGCTATCTTTTGGGAATATATATTAACTTTCTAACTGGACTAAAAATAAGTGAAGAGATATTCTTAAGTCCTCAAGATTCCGGAAAATCATTAACTGCAAAAGCTGCGACGGTGGCTAAAAATTATTTGGCACAGATCGGCGAAGTGACGCCGCAAAACTACACCAATACCGAAGCTATTCTGGCAGATAGCAGCCTATCAGATTCCGTCAAAGACACATACAGACTGTTAACATACGGAAGCCTAGTCTTTAACGCTGATGAAGTTAATAAGCTGGTAACAACACCGAAACTATTTGACAGAACATTCAATATTCCAATAGACCTTAATCAGCTCGAGATAGATATGCCAGCGACTCTCAGTACAACTGCTGGTACTGAAGCTCTTAACAAAACCTATTATCAAAAATATATTCGTAGAGTAACGACGACAAATTCTGAAGGTGCTCTTTATGTAAAATCGTATCTCACCTCGGATGCCCTTAGTGATTTCATTATCAAGAATATATTTGTTTCTATAGAGACTGCAATTGATACTGAGGCACAAGACATACAAGCAGCAAAACAAGCTGCACCAACTAATACTATTGGGAAGAACGCAAGTTTACCTTCTTCAATATTTACAAAGGCAATATATAACAATCCAAATAAGATTATATAGATAAGAGCAAGAGATATCCGATGACAATCTCATTACCATCAAAAAAGGCGATATTATTAGACGCACCAGGAGAATTAGACAGACTCAGTTTAGAGTTTGTTTATAATTTCTTTGTGCCGGACGAATGCGTTAACGAACAACCGCAAAATACGTTACCAAATCTTATAAGACAGCAGTTGACTAGCACTACACAGAATGTGACTCTGCAAAACATATTGAAACAAAGAAAATATGAACGCTACGTTCCTAGATACATTAATATCGGTTGGACTCCAGTAACCATAGGAATTCGTCCAGATCTTGTAGAAACAGTTTCAATAGCTGACAATATAGCCAAAGTACAAGATGAAGAAAGTCTCGCTGGTAACACTTTTAGCTCCGTTGCTTTTAGAGACAATGGTGTAGATGGAAAGGTTAATTTTGCCATCAAAAGATCCATGGAGGAAATGTTAAAATCGCAAGGAATCAAAAATCCAAGCGAACTTAACACTTCTCCGTTGGAAATGGTAAAGTTATTAAACACAATTAGTACACAAGATGTACAAGGGAATTTCTTAGCTGAAAGCTTTGTAAATCTTAAAACTGCTGGTATTGATTTTATTGACAAGCCTAAACTTGATGCAACGATTCAATCTATAGCTGATGAACTTCGCAACGTCAAACTAAAGACGAATTTGAATAATAAATTCATAGGAACGATCCTTAAGTCAGCAACTCAAGAAGTAGACAATATATTTGGTGACGAAACGTTATCTATATTGCCGGGCGCTCAAGATACACAAGAAAAAACAATCGCTCAAAATCCATCTTATATTGTAAATGCCAAAGATTACCAAATAGACCTTAACAACTATATAGCATTTGAGCCAAAAACAAAAGAAACAGACGTAATATATCAGATTATTGGCTATATCATTAATAAAGTTGAATATCCTTATAATGGTCAACCAATAACTAAAGGCGCAATTGTAATAGAAAATCCTACAATAGCAAACTTTACTGATTTAAACATCAAATATGGAACAAAATATGGGTATAGCATACGCTCTGTATTCCTACTAAAAATCCCTGGTATAGAAGAAACTACAGGTCAATCTGGTTTGATATCTTTTTTAATATCGTCACAGGCTAGCCCAGAGTTTATCATAGATTGCAGAGAAGTAAGACCCCCAAATCCTCCTACAGATTTTAATATTGGCTGGGACTACGAGAGAAATATGCCCAGAATAACTTGGGGATTTCCTGTTGACAGTCAAAGGGACGTAAAATATTTTCAGTTATTCCGCAGAGCAAATATCAACCAACCGTATCAATTGATTAAGATGTATGCTTTTAATGACAGCATAACGCCATTGGCAGTTGAACAATTACCGGAATACAACATCAATCCGGAAGTGGTTGAAAATCTAAGAACTGAAGATGGGTCTGCGTCTGCAAAGAACTATTATTTAGATCCAGAATTTCAAAAAGAAACAACGGCAATATATACGGTTTGTGCTATAGATGCTCATGGTTTAAGTTCGAACTACTCAACACAGATTGAGATTTCATTTGACAAGTTTAAGAATAAAATTGTCAAAAAGTTGATTTCGGTTGCAGGATCTCCAAAAGCTTACCCTAACTTCTTTTTAAATCAAGATACGTTTGTTGATTCAATCAGAACAAATAATGCATCAAAACTATCTATTTATTTCAATCCGGAATATTTAAAGGTGTTTGATCGTGCAGGAAATGATTTGAAATTAATCAAGACAGATATTAGTGCGACATATAAACTACAGATGATTAACGTAGATTTGCAAAAAGATTATATAATAGACATAGCTGTTAAAGAAACGTCTGATCCTATACCTACAAACGTTAATCAAATAAAGCCGCCAGATATAAACACAATTCAGGTAACTAAGTTAAGATGATTAGATGGAGTTAATATATGGGATTTTTACAGGGCGATACAAATAATATAATCTTAGATGCTGTTCTTACCGACACAGGACGTAGATTCTTGGCTAAGAACGATGGCAGCTTCTCAACTATCAAGTTTGCTCTTGGTGATGATGAAGTAGATTATGGTATCATTACAAAGTTTGGAAGAACTGTCGGTAAAGAAAAGATTGAGAAAAACACTCCAATCTTTGAAGCCTTGACAAATGGTTCTTTAGCACAGAAATATCGTTGTATTTCTGTTTCAAATCCAAATCTAGTTAGATTGCCTAACATTCAACTAGAAACTGGATTGACAACTGTAGCTTTAGGAACAACAAGCACAAAAACAAAGGTATTGAATCTACAACAAAATATCGTTAACGAGAATCAGATTGACGATGAATTAGTTGATCAATCCTTTATAGTTGAAATGAATAATTTGTTCTTATATGTTGTTGGATTTTCCCCAGATAATATTGACAGCCAAAGAAAAGCCACATACATTTTAACAAGACAACAAGCTACAACAAGCCTTGGCGGAGCAAGATTATCATTCCAAATTGGCACCCAAGCAATAACAGATACTCAGTTTCAAATTTATGGGGCTGCTAATAATAAACAACAGATTAACACGTATGTAAAAGTATCCGGTGTCCAATCCGGTGCAGTTTTAGAATTTTTAGTTCAAATTACTCAAGGAACTTGATCATAGAGAGGCATTAGATCAGATATGGCTACCTTTAAAGAATTCGCAGCAGAAGACATTAGAACAACCACTTCGTTTTTAAATCAATTGGTTGATATTCTAGGTGCAGATATTTCCGGTTCATCTACCAGAAAACAATATCAAGTTTTCGTTACTGGAGGTCTTGGACCAGGAGTAACTTCTTCATTGTTTCAAACCGTATTTGATCAAGATTTTACATTACAAACTGCCAATCCTATTTTTGATATTACGTATGGCTTTTCAACTGGTTCCGATTATGTAAACAATTATACGATTGATGCGAATGGGAAATATATCTTTGGTTCTAATACTCTCATGATGAGAGAGAAGCTTGACATCTATCGGCTATTTGCTCGTGAACTTCTTGGTAACGAAGAATCAGAATTCATTGCTCAGGCGAGCGGTTCAAATACTGCAAACACAATTAAAGAAGCGGCATTCATATGTTTTAAGCGTTTGTTTGCACGTGATAAAGTTAAAAGAGAAACAACAGCAATCAGATTCTTTATGTCAGCTTCTGGAAATGGCGTTGCCGTTCCGACTCCTACTGACGTTAAAAACAATATTGTCATTCCAGGTGTTAGCGCATCTATTCTCACAGACATTGGTTCAAGTGTTAATCGTCTATTCCTTCAAGGTGGAGAGGTTTCTACCATAGTAGATTCTGCAAATACAACAAATGCACTAGGTCTTCTTTTCCTTGACCGTGGTATCATGGTTCTAGATATGTCACGAAGCTTTGATCAAAAGACTTATATCTCTGGCGCAATCAGCTCCGTACAGTATACAACTGGCATTAATCCAAATATGTCTGCTTCCATACTAAACTTTGCAGCAAGCGCCTCAATAGATGATTTCCTTGATCATCTATGCTCAACAAGATTTACATCGTCAAATGAGACTTCTATTACATTCCAGAATATAACAAATATTAACAGTAGCATTTTCTTCTGCCGAGCTGCTGCTGATGAATTCAACTATTCTTCTAACCCAACATTTACAGATGAAAATAACAGAATAGTTGTTATTGATGCTGGTCAAGAAGTTGAACAGAAATCTTTCGTATTTGCAACATCAATCGGAATGTATGATGCATCTGATAATCTTCTTGCAGTTGCAAAACTTTCACGTCCAGTTCTTAAAGATGACGAACGTGATATCACATTTAAAGTCCGACTTGATTTCTGATATATGATATGTCAATACAAAAAGTTACAGCAGATGATTTTGAAACGTTTACCCTAGTAACAAACCCAAGAAGAACATACGTATCTTCTTCTGTTAACGGGGTGACTGGTTCTGTCAATTTATTTGCCAGACGTTCTGAGATTCAAAAAGAAATATATCCGCTATCGCTTTTTAGTGCCAGCTTATATAACGATCAAAATTTAGACGAATTGCGTAAAGATATACTGTCTTTAACCAGTTCGAATATAACCAGCAGTATTGAAACATATCTTAATGCAGTTAATGCACAACAAACATCTGCACGTCTAAATCAAAAGTTAGAAATAATAAGATTTGATCCGCCATTTCGTTTCAACTCAAATACAGGCAGAAAGCTAACTGTTATCAATACTTTGATGCCTTATTACAGGACAAAGTATCCGACAGCAAATTTCTCTTACACCAATTATCATTGCTTAAACTTTTACTCGGCAAGTAATGTTCCGACAGGTTCTGTATATCTATATCCAAATCCTTTTAGAGAAGACGACAACTCAATAACTCAATATGGGTTCTCTGGTTCCTTCTCTTTTGATTTTTGGATTAAGCCAAAGTATTCAAGTGTAAATGGAAAATATCAGCCTGGTACAATAATGCACTTAACAAACTCATATGCTTTGAGTTTGGTGTCAGGTTCTGCAAGGGATATTAATGGTAATACTTCAGGGTTCCGAATATTGTTGCAACTATCAAGTTCGGCAGATATAGCTCCCGATGCTATTACTCCTGGTACTTACGCAATATTTTCAAATGACAATTCTATTCCTATTAATGAATGGAGCCATGTTACTGTAAGATGGGGCGGACCAAGTTACAACTATGGAACCGGTTCTTTTATTATTAACGGAGTACAGCAAGGTCTATTCGTCATAACTGCTAGTATGGCAGTTGGTGTAACTGGTTCTGGTATAAAGCCGGATCCTTATGTAATGGCTGTAGGAAACTATTATCAAGGTTCAAATTACGGAACAGATTCATTGTCATGGTTCTTTTCACATCCGGTTGCCTACAGAGAAGGTTTGTACGAATTAGAAACAGACCCATCCCAGGAACAGCCAATTAGATACAGCTTCAATTATCCATTGAAAGCTGAAGTTCATGAGCTTAAGCTATATGACAAATATCTAAATAATTCAGAAATAGAATCTTTGTCCACCAAAGGACCAGAGTTGGAAACAAATCTTAGATTCTATCTACCTCCATTCTTCACAGAAGAAAGTCCATATCGTCGTTTTGACGGAATGCAAGGGGGAATTCCTGTAACTCCATTTTTCGGAAAAGATGGAACAACATATCAACCATTCGCAACTGATATGGCATTTGGTTGTGGTGGGCATTTTATTAATCTAGAAAATTACGTAAGAGATTTTGCTACAGGACGTTATCCAAGATTACTGAATTTGACTTCTAGTTTTTATAATCAGACTACACCGGTCGCATTGTCAGCAAATGCATATCTGTACTCAACCGGTTCTAATATTAAAAGACAATATTCAATACTTCCTAATGATAATGGCAAGTTTTATCCAAATTTCAATCTTTTAAGACCATTAAGCGGCTCTACATTTGTTGATGATTTAGGGATATATACGCCAGGACTTATATCATTGAGGAACATGATTACTGGAACGTTTCCTGCTGATGTTCTTGTGGAACAGAATAGCATAGGCGCAGCTCTTGCTGGTGGAAATAATCCGGAAGATTTTGGTAGCGTACCGGGGACTAGTCTTACAATTTATAATAGAACCAAAGATGGTACCAGCAATCAAATCGTATTTTTTGATATAAGCAATATGTTCTATGGAAATAGAATTAATCCTGGCACATTTGTAATGACAGATTCAGATTTAAGTGGCTCGAGCGGGTCCGTTGGATTAGTTATTAAGGATGATTTGTATGGAAATCTCTATCGTGCTGATGTAACTGGCTCCTGTGCTACATGGGCATCAATCGGCAATATATTTTATGATGAAGGAATCATTCTACTTAAAATGCCTCAACTATATTTCTTTGGTTCAAAGCAATATTATATAGAATTTCAAGGCATTCAGAATATTCACGTATTAACGGTTAATGCATATGCTCGTCCGTTACAACTTATAAGTTCTTCATATGCCGCATATCAAACTGGCTCAATTGATGATGTTTCAAATAATACCGATGATAGCTACGTATTCATTTCTAACGTTCTCCTTCATGACGATAATCTAAACGTCATTGGAAGAACATCTGTAGCTCAACCGATCCTTAAGAGAAGCGGCGATAAGTTCCTCTTTAAGATCAAAATGGACTATTGAGTTAGTGTAATATATAATACCCATATAACCTCTTCTAATTGGTAGGGTTCCACTTATCATCTAATTGGTATTATGACTAAAACAACTACTAAGAAAACCCCTACAAAACGTAGAAAGAGAACCCGTAAGGGCAAGAGACAATCTCACTATATTACGGGCACACATATATCACCAAAATCTCCCCGTCCTATTCAATATCGGTCTTCATGGGAGTTATATGTCTGTAAACATTTTGATGAAGATCCTCAGATCACATCATATGATTATGAGCCATATAAAATAGCTTATACATCAAATGCAAGGTCTGGTAGGGTTAGATTTTATATACCGGATTTTGTTGTTAACTACGCTGATGGCTCTCAGAAGATTATTGAAGTCAAACGAAACTCTGCGTTGAATAATATTACGGTAGTAAAGAAAGCAGAGGCAGCAAGAAGATGGTGCGAAAGTCTAACAAAAAAGGGAAGGTTGACGACATACGAGTTTTGGACGGA